TTACAAGAACGAAGGTCTTAAAGCAACCTCAAGCTCAAATTGTGCCGGCGCCCAGCCTTTTTCCTTGTAGTATACGGCCTTTTCCACAATGGTTTTAAGTAAAATATTTTTTTGCTGAGGAGCAGCGGTTGCGTAAGCTGCCAGCACTTCTGTGATTCTTTGCCTGGTTTTCTGGATGTCGATCTCTCTGTGGGCGTTTGCCTGCCGGAGGATCGACGTCTTTTTATTTTCCAAGGCGGCTAATTTTTCGCTGTGCTTTTTCTGGCGCTCTAAAAAGGTAGGAATATCATATACGTTCTGCTCCAGCAGGTCCTGCAAACGGCTGATCTGCTGCCGGACGGTTTTAATTTGGTGGTCTATCTCTTTTATAATTTTTTGATAATCTTCTTTGGAGGCGGCTGGGGGCCGTGGGTTTTGTGCAGCGGCCGCCAGCTCGTCGGCAGCAAGCTGCAGCTTGCCAAGCAGCGACTGCTCAACATAAGCAAGCTTAGACATGGGCATGCACCCGCGCTTTTGGCACAAACAGAACGGGCCGCCCTTGCAATTGGCGGCACGCTGCATGACACCGCCGCAGTTTTTGCACACAATCAGCCCCGAAAGCGGGTTGATAACCACGCCGGTAAAGGCCGGCGGATGGTAACGGTTTTGGATGATCTCCTGCGCTTTTGAAAAAGTTTCCGGATCAATAATCGGCGGATGTAACCCCTGGGTGACAGTCCATTTATCCTGCGGGTTCGAAATAATTATGTGTTTACTGTTGCCTTTGCTGTTTTTCCGGATATGCGTTTTTTTATCCCACACAATTTTTCCAATGTACACGGGATTCTTTAAGATTGTCATAACAGATGTACGTCCAAACTGCGCGGCGCGGTGCGGCTTTGCCCCCATAGCGTTCATGTTGTCCGCAATGGTCTGGCAGCCTATGCCCTGGTTTACGTACATATCAAATATCTGCCGCACATATGCGGCCTCCTCTGGCTGGATGGCAAGCGTTGCGCGCTTGTTTTCCGTAATATTTACATATCCGTAGGGCGCGTTTGCAAGGTAACAGCCGTCCTGTATGCTTTTTTTAACACCGGCGCGCATACGCTTGCGGATCTGCTTATATTCAAAGCGCGCAATGAATGCTGCAAACTCCATATTGTTTTCGTCTAATTCATCGTTCAAATCGTACGTTTTTGCAGGCGTAATAATTTTTGTATTGCTGCTTTTGAAGGTATCTAAAATAATCCCCTGGTCAGACATGCCGCCGCGCCCCAAGCGGTCGATGTCCATGCATAAAACGGCGGAAAATTTGCCTGCTTCTACATCGGAAAGCAGGCGGAGCATTTGCGGACGTGCATATAGACTTTCGCCCGAAATGACCTCCTCGTAAATATCGTTCAGGGACACGAAGATGTTATGCTTAGCGGCATAGTCCAGCAATGTTTCTTTATGCTTGCGCAGGGTGTCTTCCACGGTGCCCTGGTCGGCACGAGATTTACGCAAATATATGGCGTTTTGCATAGCATGAGCCTCCTTTTTGCTAAGATTTATAGGGACAGAAAAACCAATGAACTATATAAAAAAATAATGTTAGAACATTTTTTTAAATAAAATTGTTGTATAAAATTAAAAATATGGATATAATATAAAATAGGAAGAAAAGAGGTGCTAACTATGCTTAAACCATTTGAGCCAATGTTATTTCCGTTTGATAAAAAAAACATTGCTTTCATGGAATTTGCAAATGCGTTTGCGCAGGCTTCTATGAATATAGGTGCGTTTAATGAAAAAATGAAACAAAGCAATTGGCATATTACGTATTCCGTAAGTCATATGCTGCGTTTGGAGTCATTGTATTCGACAAGAATAGAAGGGACGCAAACCACCATAGATGCAGTTTACGAAGCCGAATTAGAAGGAAGCAAAAAAACCAAAAATCAGGATTTGCAGGAAGTGCTAAGATATAATGAAGCTTTAAAAACAGCAAGTAAACAGGTGGAAACGTTACCCATTACGAATAAAATGATTAAAGAAATCCACAAAATTTTGCTAAGTGGAAATATTCGAAAAAACTCAAAATTCATTGCAGGCGAGTTTCGTACGCAGCAAAACCGCGTTGGGGAACATGTTCCGCCGGTTGCCTCCAGCGTAGAAAGCTTAATGGGAAATTTAGAAAAATATATCAACGCAGATTATAATTTTGAGGATGGAATTCCTGCCCTTATAAAAGCTGCGCTGATTCATGCGCAGTTTGAAACCATTCATCCGTTCCCCGATGGAAACGGAAGAGTTGGCCGTGTTTTGATCCCTATATACTTATACAAACAAAATGTAATTTCCAGCCCTTATTTTTTTCTAAGCCAGGAGCTTGAAAAGAATAAAATCAAATATTATTCTTATTTGCAGGGAACAAGAGCACTCAATACAGAAGGTTTTACAAACTGGATCCAATTTTTTCTTACCTCTGTGATCAACCAAACTACGCGGGATATAGCCTTTATAGACAATTTGGAAAGTCTCAGTAAAGATGTGACAGCTTCTATTAAGAGCAAAATTAATACGGTAAATGTTGATCTGGTAGTAAAAGCTATTTTTAAAACACCGATTTTTACAGTGGATACGCTTCACCGTGAAACCGGAATTAATAAAAATACTTTAAGAAATTATATTAATATTATGCGTAAGGAAAATATTCTTTTTAAAGATCAACAAACACGGAATGCTAAGTTTTACTTTTTTGCCCTGCTTGATATGATGCAATAAGCTACATTTTGTTTTTATAAACCGTTTCCGAAAAACCGGGAACGGTTTATTTTTGTTATCGTGCAAGTTAAAATGTGGATTTGTTTAAGAACGATAGAAATATGCTGCTTTGGTCTTTAAAACCTAAGTAGGAGCTAAAAATAATTTGGCAGATTTAAATTGTCGCCAACCCATAAATGATCATGGATATACCAATGATTGCGCCCAAAACCAGAAAGATGATTAGGCCCTGGTTGACATGCGATGCAGATTCCTGCGGTGTTTTCTTTACAGGCTGTGCAGCCGTTAAACCGTGCGTTTTTTTATGCATAAGCCGGTTATAGGCTTCGCTGAAAGTAAGTTGCCGGTTTTGCTTTAGTTGTTGTGCAATGGTATACGCGTCAAGCAGCGCCTGATGCTGTAGTGATTGTACTTCGGAAGCTTTCTGCAAAGAGTTAATTTCTGTTTTTATTTCGTCTATGGTTTTTTCTACACAGGCGATATAAGCCGTCTGCTTCACAAAACTTCTTCTATCGCAGTCGATGCCGTTATACTTAAATATTTTTGCGTGCGTGTCCAACGCAGGGAAAAACAATCCCTTTCTTTTTTGAAAATAAAAGAAGTTAGGGAGAAACCAAACAAGAGAGGACAGAAGCAGGGAAAATAAAAATGCAGCACCGTACATGAGAGGGGTTGCTTCCGGCGCGGTCATCCTTGCGGTTATAACAGAAGAGTATGCCATATAGACCACCTCACCCGCTAAATAAATAAAATTTAACCGATAGGCGCTTTTATGTAATTGCAGCATCAGGATAAATACAATAACACCAAAAACGAGTAAAACAATATTTAAGAAAACGATAAAACTTTGTTCTGCTGGCATATCTATCAAGGAATATTCAAGATAAAAAGACAGTACACTCCATAATGCGTACAAAGATGTAAGAAATCTGATGGGAAAGCGCAAATAAACATAAAACCAGTACCAATTTGTGTGGAGCGGAAATTGACTTACCCTATTGTAGGCTTCTTTCACAGTATATTTACCTGTGTTGTGTATGCCTGCATTTGGCGCTGGGGAAAATAACTCTTTTCTTTTTCTGAAATAAATGAGATTGGGAAGAAGCCAAACGAAAAAATAGCCTGTATAGATACCTATAAAGAACATGAAGAAAAGCAGTGGCGTTTTTACAAAAAATAAAAAACCCTCCATTATATAAAGAGTAATCTGTATACCACTTATAATTAAATGAATAAGAATCATACAAAAACCATGTTTGTTTAAAATTCGCAAATTAAAATATAAATATAAGGAGATGCAAAAATATATTAAATCTGTGTATAACAGGAAGGGGTTTTCCAAAGATTGTAATGCAATTGAAGAAGCAAACAATACCAGTTTGGTTAAAATACTTAAAACAGTGTAAACAATACTTGCCGGGACAATAAAATAAATGTATTCTGAAAACCAGTGTGTGTTTAGCGGAAATGCGTTTATTTTTTCTTTAAAATTTTTTACGGTATTGTTCTTCAAAAATTCCTTTTTTTCCTGTTTTCTGTTTTCAATATATTTGTTTAACCGAACTAGTGCCATAGAGACAGCAAAAATTATAACAGCCAATAGTAAAATTTCCATAAAATCCCCTCACATTGGTACTTTGCAAAGCTTGACACTTTTTTGCAAAATACATATAATATATTTGAGAAGTGAAAGCTTCTCACGCGACTCCTTTAAACCGCTTCCGGAAATCTGCCGGAAGCGGTTGTTTTTATATTGCAACAGAAAGCGTGGGTAACGCCAAAAATAAAAGAAAATAGTGTTATTGTAACTTAAACCGTTTCCGGGCTCCGGGACAGCCTGCTATTTGTCACAGCTTGGAATTTAATGGTAAATCATGCAAATTATAACAATATATTGCCAGTTTTCACAAAACTATAGCAATTTATGAAAGGTGTGCTAAGATACATAGCAATGAAACACTTTTCTTAGTATTGCTCATTTTAAATTTTATTAATTTGTTAGGAGGAAGAATCATGAAAGAAAAATCATGTGTACCGGATAACGTATACAAGTTAGCACACCAGTGGACAATTTTGGGTAATGCAAAAAAGAGGCTGGAATTATTTAAATTCTTCGCCGAAAAGAGCCATAAGAATATCAGAGAGGCCGTGGAGGCCCTTAACTTGCTGTTCAGTTAAATCTTGCCCTTCCTTTAAAAAACCCGTATGGATAAGCCATTCATATAATGCTTTTGCTATTTCATCTACATTTTCCTCTTCGTCCTTAGACGGAGAGGATTGTTTTTCTACACCTAAAAGGTAGTCGGAAGAAATGTCAAGAACACTTAATATTTTTTTTATTTTAAACATATCAGGTTCTCTGTTGTCTGTTTCATAGTTTGCTAAAGTTGATTTTGAAACTCCAATTAAATCAGCCAATTGCATCTGGGTAAGACCCTTTTCCTGACGCGCGTGTTTTAATTTTGCTCCAAAGGTCATCGTCATAATACCTCCTTTTATCTTGATTATATAAGTCCAAATCAAATAAGTCAATTAAAAAGTTTTCATTTTGCAAACTTTTTTTGCAAAACCTATTGACTTGTTTGCGTTTTGAAACTATAATAAAACTAAAGTTTCAAAACGCAAACAAGAAAGGAGGTCGCTATATGTTTAGAAATTTAGAGGCTGAACAAGCAAGATTGGGAAAAAGCAACCTGGAAATGGCAAATATTTTAAATGTCTCAAGAGTAACTTATGAAAATAAAAAGAAAACAGGTGAATTTTCTAGATCACAAATTACCACCTTGTTAAATTTATTTAAATGTTCTTTTGAGTACCTTTTTGCAGATGATGCCGAAAAGGCCAGCTAAGTAAAATGAAAGGAAAACGCCGACGGTGGTTTTATCGACGTTTGGAGAAAAGTGCTGTAAAAAGTGACAAAGCAAGCGGAAGCAAGGTTGTAATCACATATATTGCAAAAGCAACAAAATATATGATGGAAGCAATATCGGTGGGATTCTGAATGGCAACAAAAAACGCCCAAATCCAAAAAACAAGTCCAATCAAGTTGCCAAACATGGGAATTAACGTTACCAAAGTAATAATAATAAAATCTACCCAAAATGGAAAGTTAAGAACCAATAAAGGGGCAAAAGTTAAAACAATAGATATTACGCAGTAAATAATATACCCCACTGCACCAAGGGATGCTACCAATTTTTCCTTGATTGCTGTCATAATACCACTGCCTTTCTTAATTTATAGCATGTTAAGTTCTATTAACTTGCGCATTTTTTGCATGGTGTACGGCCGCCAACATTGTTAATAGATACAGGATAAGAATTTTTTCCTCCGCAGGTACTTATAAGATGCCATCTTTTCCCGGTAGGGGTAATATATACGGTCATAGAATTTTCCGGAAGTTCAACAGATGAAGAGGAAGCCTCGTAAGTATAGTCTGGGGAAGAGTCGTAGCTATAAACAGAGGAGGGGGAAGGCGCTTTTGTAGGCTTTTCGGTAGGTCTTTGAGTAGGTTCTTGAGTAGGTTCTTCGGTAGGCGGTTCCGTTGGTAGTTCAGTTACGGACTCTGTAACGAATGCGCGTGTGTCTGCAGAGGTGGTATTTTCTTCAACAGAAGTGCAGGCAGCGGAAAAGCATAAAAGAAGTACTAACAAAAGCGACAAAATAACTTTTTTCATGATTATTCTCCTTTAACCTTGTATTTTGCTATATTTTAGCATAAAAAGGTATTGTGAACAATAATCACATTGTACAAAAATTGCAACGCTGTTTTAGTTCATAGGACAAACAAACCTTTCCATACAAATAGAAAGAGGTGATCAGTATGGCAATGAGCGAAGAAGAACGTCTGCGGCAAAATCTATATAATCCGCCTGCAGGCTATCCAAAGGACGGGGATGTTTCATATGTGGACTTTGGAGAGAAGGGCAGGGTAAAGGTGACCATACGGATTTTACCGGCAACAGAAGAAGAGGTTATACAAAACCGGAAAAACTTGGAGCACGCGTTGAGCATGATTATGTCAAGCCAATATAACGAACCGGTCAAAATGGAAGTGGACTGGGGCAGGACCTTAAAGAAAAAGCAAAAGGAGCAGCAAGAGCATGAGTAAGCAGCAAAGCATACAGGATATGGAACGCTTGATAGAGGATGTACATAAAAATGCCGTTGCCCACGGCTGGTGGGACAAGCCGCCAAGCTTTCCGGAGATTCTTGCGTTGTGCCACAGCGAGCTTTCGGAGGCGCTGGAAGAATACAGAAACGGCAACCCGCCTTTATATGGCACCTGCGCCGGCGGCAGTAAAAGCTGTGAGCATTACTATAACTGTGACAGGCACGAGCCGGAAGGCTGTAAGCCGGAGGGGGCAGCGGTAGAGCTTGCCGACTGTATCTTACGCATTTTCGATTACTGTGCCTATGCGCAAATAGATATCATGGGTATTTTGCAGGCAAAGCACGAATACAACAAGCACCGCCCGTATAAGCACGGCGGCAAAACCATATGAGGGAAGGCCATGACCAGGAAAAGCTGTAAAGGGTGTATCTACCGAAAAACCTTCGGGACAGGCGAAAGCTACTGCGATTATATATGTATGGAGAAGATACCGCGCAATTCTCCAGCAGAGCACTGCACACGCAAGAAAACCCTGCAAAATAAAAAATATAAAGAGGATGCTTAAAGGAGGAACGATTATGAAACATGTATTGCTTTGGATTTATGGCTGTTGGTATTTTATCCGGCACCATGCGGCAGAGATGGTGATCCTGTGCTGTATTCTTGGGGTAATTGGCGTTGCCGGCAGCGTAGATACAGACCGCATGAGCTTGCAGGAGGCGGGCAGCACGGCGCTTGCGTATACCGCAGCGGCAGTAGCCGCCGGCATTGTTCTGTTTCGGTCCGAAAAGAAAAAATGAAGCGGGAAATGTTGTATGCCTTTGTGGATGAGGCATTGGAGCAGGCAAAAAAATTTTATACGGATCATCCGATCGTAAACTGGGGCATTTTTATCGATCGGTTCGATATGCTTGGGCGTAAAGCGATTGAAAAAGAAAGAAAGGCCGGTGAAAAGAAAAAGACAGATGGAACATAACAGCATTTGGGCGTTGGACAACCCGTATACCTACCGGGTAAACATCAACCATCCCAAAATTCAGCCTCTGTTTGAAAGGTACAAGCAATGGAAGGGCGTCCCGATCTGGTGCCCGTTGTCAGACAGTGAGCGCTTTGAATTCGAACGCTACATAATCCGGAACATTTTTAAATCCAAAAGAAAGAGCGCATAACAGTTGCAGCTGTTATGCGCTCCAAAGCCGAAGCTTATGTGTTAATAAAAATAGTATAGCAGATTTCGGCTTGCAAGTCAAAATATATGGGTCAATATGGGTCAGACTTAAAAGCTGTAATAACCGAGGTGTGGGCTGTAGGGCGTGGGGTCAAAATCAATGGTGCGAAAAATAAAATCCTTATGGTTTTGCTCCAGCTTCCCCGCGCTGTGTTCCCGGTACATCTGGCATACCACAAATTTATCCGCTGGCATAATATGGGGCAGCAATTGCTTACGTACGCCATAGGCGGTTAAAACGCTGTTTAACAGGTACGCTCCGTCATACAGCATAATATTTTCGCCCATGTCGTCCAGAGCGTTGAAAAAGGGGACGTATTCCTTTTCATGGAACCCGTAAAATTTATAGCTGATTAAATATAACACATGTACCACCTGCAAAATGGAAAAGAGGGTTTGTTTTAACCCTCCATTGCTGTGTTCCATTGTGACAGCCATTTATGCTTGTCTTTTGCCACAGCGTCCACAATGGCTTTCCCGGACTGAAATCTGTCAAATGTGCCGGCCGAAATTTCATGTAAAACCATATTGAGGATTTTTTCATAATACTCTTCAGGGTTCAGGCTGCTTCCCGTTTGTGAAAAGTGCTGCTGCGTTTCCTGTTGGGAAAGGCTGGCGTAGATTCCCTTGACTTCCTGCATAAGCGTTTCACGGTCCATAGTATCTTCCTTTTTCTATATAATTTACATTTCTGCTGCCTATAGTGTTTGATTTCTCAGGGCGTTTATACAGCACGATTTACATAATGGAGGTTTAACATGCAGATCATTGGTTATTTGGTAACGGCGTTTACAATTGTAGGGACCATCGCAAACAGTCTGAAAAAGCGGTGGTGTTTTTATATTTGGGGGGTTACAAATATATTCTGGTGTATATACAATATGCTTTCTGCGGATTATGCGCAAGCGCTGCTATATGCATTTAACTTTGTAATGGCAATGATGGGGCTTTTTAAATGGAAGCAAACAGAAGGGAGAAAAAAATGAAAATTAAAAATATTTGTAAATTTTGTAAGAAAAATGGATTTGTATTGTTTGTAGATGAAGAAAATCACGAACAATGGCTGGGAGATGCGGCGGGCATGTATTTAGTACAAGGCTTACCGCTTTTAAATGAAGAGAGCATCTGTGTAATGTTTGATATTACAGAGAAGCAAAAGAAAAGCCTTCAAATACATATCCAGGAAAAACCAGCGGGAATAAATTTTAATGATACGGATAACAACGAAACGCTGTGCGAAAAATTACCAATTAGTATTTTCACGGATCGGATGCTGTCCCCCTATAAAACACAAACCGGAATATGCTTTATTGATGAAGAATATATGAAACCCTTAATAGACGTATGGGATGAAATAGAGATATATCAGCGCATGACAGAAGATTTACGGCCTTATTTTGTTGCTAAAGTTGGTTTTCTGGTTTATGCGATTCTTATGCCATACAAAATTGAAAAGGATTTTGCCATGCGGCTGGAGGAAATTGCAAGCTTATGCAATATAGAGCTTAAAAACACTCCGGAGAAAAGAAAATAAAGCACATCCACAAATCGATGCAAGGTTAAAAAGGGCTGCAACCGCCCTTTTTAACCTTGATAGAGTGATTATTTTTAGGACGAAAAGGATGTTTAAAATGCCTTATTACAAAAAAATTATTACAAGCGGCAGCATGGTGGAAGTAGAAGTGTATAAAAGCATCCGGCGCCGAAACTTAAAATGCATAGCAAGGGGCCATAAAAAAGCAGAAAGCACAGATAAGCAGAAAATTCGGAACACAATCCAGGCACAACGCAATTGCCAGCGTCTGATTTGCAACAATTTTTCTGCCGGCGACTGGTATATAACACTTACGTTGGAACAAAATCAGTCAGAAGAGGACGCAAGAAAAACCATGCATAATTTTTTGCGCAGGCTTGCATATTTTTGCCGGAAAGCGCCGCAATTACCAGAGCTGAAATACATAGGCTGTCTGGAAAAAGGAAAAAAAGGCAAACGATGGCATGGGCACCTTGTTATTCCGCGCCTGCCGGTAGAAATAATCCAAAAAATATGGAAAAAGGGGGCAGGTACAGGCCGTATACAATTTGAACAGCTTTACGCAGCGGGAAATTACAAAAAGCTTGCGGATTATATCCGCAAGGATGTAACCGGTAAAAAGCGGATGAAGCAAAGCCGCAACCTTATACCGCCAAAGGTAGAGGTTAAGGAAGCCGGAAGCCGGGATATTGCAAGATTTATGAAAGGGAAGCCGCCCGTTGCACCGCGCGGCTATCGAATTATAGAAGACGAATGCGAAATGTATGTCAATGATATTACGGGGACAAGCTTCCGTATGGTGTACGTCAGGAGATGTGATACATGCCGAAAGAGCCGGTGGTAATCTGCCCGTTTTTTGTTCGGGAGCGCGATAAGAAAATTGCCTGTGAGAGTGTTGTGCCGGGCTGCACAATGCTCTTAGAGTTCTGCGCGGTGGAAGAAAAAAAGGCTTATCGAAAACGATATTGCCAGAGCTTTAGCTATACGAAATGCCCAATTGCTCAAATGCTTGAAAGCAGTTATAAGTAGTAAAAACCGGCCTGTTTACGCAGGCTGTTTTTTATGCCCGGCGTCACAAAGCAAGGGGCATTTTTTTTGCAAATTTGTTAGTCTAATTATAGGGGGTGAAAGAACTTGAAAAGCGGTACAAAAAAAATAACAGATTGGACAGCTATAAAAAACGAGTATATAACGGGAAGTTTAGGATATATAAAACTGGCGGAAAAGCACAGTTTAAGCAGATCCACACTAACCAAACGGGCGCAAAGGGAGGGGTGGACAAAAGAGCGGGAAAAATACAGAAAAAAACTTGGCACAAATATGAAGCGCCAGGCACAGAGGAAAGCATTGAATAACTTTGATAAATTAAACAGAGCTACGGATAAGCTGATTAATAAAATTTCCAAAGCTGCAAACGAACTGAATTTGCATGTAACATATGACAAGATTAAGCGGGAATTTTCCGTTATGGAAAAAGATGAAAGCGGATATAACCGTAGGGTAGACATTACAGAAGAGCACGTTAAGCAGAACAAAATGAAAGGCACAGTTAATATATCATCGCTGCGGCAGCTTACCGCAGCAGTGCGGGACCTGCAGCAGATCGTACTCATTTTTGAAGGGAAGCAGAGCGATCAGGAAGAAAAATCACAGTATGGCATTGTGAGAATGCCAGAAATGCAACGGCTATTGACACCGGCAATGGATGGTGATGACGAATGAATGTTGTATGGGAACCGCAGCCAAAGCAATATGAAATGATGTGCCGGGGAGAAGATGAAGGGCTTTACGGAGGCGCGGCGGGAGGAGGAAAAAGTGATTATCTTGTAATTGAAGCTCTGCGGCAGGTACATGTGCCAAACTATAAAGCGCTGCTGCTAAGAAAGACATATCCCCAGCTGATAGAAATTATGGAAAAATGCTATAACTTTTACCCAAGAGCTTTTCCAGGTGCCAAATATAATGACGCAAAGCATGTGTGGAAATTTCCAAGCGGAGCAAAAATATATTTTGGCCACATGTCAAATTATAAGGCAAAATACAACTATCAGGGATTGCAATTTGATTTTATCGGAATCGACGAATTGACGCATTTTACATGGGATGAATATGAATATATGTTATCGCGCAACCGTGCAAGCGGAGCCAATACACGCAGCTATATGCGGGCAACGGCAAACCCGGGCGGCGTAGGGCACGGATGGGTGAAATCTTATTTTATTGATCCTGCACCGCCCAAAACAACGTATTGGCAGCGCATGCATATTGTGGGACCAAATGGGAAAACAACACTGTACAGCAGCAGGGTGTTTGTACCAAGCAAGGTGTTTGACAATCCCATATTGCTTAAAAATAATCCCCAGTATTTATCGCGACTGGCAGGGATGGAAGAAAAATTGCGCAACGCGCTGCTGTATGGGGACTGGAACACGTTTGCCGGGCAGGTATTTACAGAATGGCGTGATGATCCCGAGCATTATGACGACGGTGTTTTTACCCACGTGATTAAGCCGTTTAAGATCCCAAAGCATTGGACGGTTTACAGAGGCTTTGATTTTGGGTATAGCAAGCCTTTTTCGGTTGGCTGGTACGCGGCAGACGAAGAGGGGCGTATTTTTAGAATACAAGAGCTGTACGGCTGCACGGCAACGCCAAATGAAGGGGTAAAATGGAGCGCAGATGAAATTGCCCGGAAAATCCGGGAGTATGAGGAAGCGGACAAAAACCTGAAAGGGCGAAAAATTATTGGCGTGGCGGATCCCAGCATTTTTGACAAAAGCCGTGGGACATCTATTGCAGACCTAATGGCACAAAACGGTGTGTTTTGGGAGCCTGGGGATAATACGCGCATAGCGGGAAAAATGCAGTATCACCATCGGTTTGCTTTTGATGCGGAGGGGAAATCCATGTTTTATGTGTTTAATACCTGCAAAAGCTTTATAAGGACTATTCCAAATCTGGTGTATGACGAAAAAAAGGTGGAGGATATTGATACCCAGCAGGAAGATCACATATATGATGAATGCCGTTATGTGCTTATGTGCAATCCAATCAGCCCAAGAAAAAATATACTGACAACGCCGGTAACGGATGATCCGCTGGAGCTGCTCCCGAAGCAGGATAAATACAGCGGTATATATAATTTATGAGGAGGTAAAATGTATGAAAAACAATAAAGCACCCCTTTTGCAGCCAACTGCAACGGATAAAGCAGAGAATATGCCTGTAGTGGGCAGGGAACGGCTGTTAAAATTTAACGAAAAGCTGATGGAATATCAAAAGGGAAAAGAAAATCTGGACAACCGGATCATAGACAATGAAAACTGGTATAAAATGCGGCATTGGGAGCAAATCCGTCAAAAGGTACAGCCCAAAAGTAAGGAAAGAATTACACCCACATCTGGCTGGCTGTTAAATAATATCATTAACAAGCATGCAGATATGCGCGACAGCTACCCGGAACCGAATGTCCTTCCGCGCGCGGAGGATGACCGGGAGGATGCAGAGATATTAACCGAGATTATTCCGGTTATTTTAGAGCAAAACCATTATGAGCGGATCTATTCGGCAGCGGCGTATGACAAAATCAAAAATGGAACAAGCGTAAAGGGCGTATTTTGGAATCCCGGTAAGCTTGGGGGACTGGGCGACATAGAAATTAAACGCTGTGAGCTGCTCAACCTGTTTTGGGAGCCAGGTATAGAGGATATACAGGACAGCCAGTTTTTGTTTTATGTAACGCTTGCAAATAACGACACATTAAAAGCGGTCTATCCGCAATTGCAGGACAAGCTGGGCGGCAACAGCTTTATGCTGAATACATACGCGCATGATGACAGTATAGACACATCGCAAAAATCCTGTGTAATAGATTGTTATTACAAAGTGCACACGAAAGGAAAAACCATCCTGCACTATTGCAAATATGTAAATGATACGGTGCTGTTTGCAACGGAAAACGAGGCGGCCTATAAAACAAGGGGATTTTATGACCATGGAAGATATCCGTTTGTTTTTGACGTTCTGTTTCCGGAAAAAGATACGCCAGTCGGGTTTGGGTATATTGATACAACAAAGGACTGCCAGATCTATATTGACAAACTAAATCAGATTATTCTGGAGAATGCCGCCATGCGGGGAAAGCCGCGCTTTTTTGTTCCAAACCAGAGCAGTGTAAACATTGAAGATTTTGCAGACTGGAATAAAACCTTTATCCCTGTGCAAAGCACGAGCACAGAGAATATTAAACCGGTAGAGGTTCAACCGATTGACGGAAACGTGTTTTCTGCGTACCAAATGAAAGTGGAGGAATTAAAAGAAACAAGCGGAAACCGGGATTTTTCACAAGGCGGCACTACAAGCGGCGTAACGGCGGCAAGCGCCATTGCTGCTTTGCAGGAAGCGGGCAGCAAGCTGTCACGTGACCTGAATAAAGGAAGCTTTAATGCCTTTGAAGAGGAATGCTGCCTGATCATAGAACTGATCCGGCAGTTTTATACAGAGGCAAGAAGCTTTCGTATAACCGGGAAAGAAAAAGAAATCCGGTTTGTCTCATACGACAACAGCCGTATTCATCCCAATACAACAGAAACAGCTTTTGGAGTTGAAACGGCGCAACGTGTGCCAATTTTTGATATTAAGGTCAACGCACAGAAAAAAAGCCCTTTTAACAGGGTGGCCCAAAATGAAGATGCAAAGGCTATGCTGAGCATGGGCTTTTTTAACCCGCAGCTCGCAGATCAGGCGTTGACAGCGTTGGAAATGATGGAGTTTGAGGGGAAAGAGGCAATCCGCCAGAAAATTGCGCAGAACGGTACGATGTACCAACAGCTGCAACAAATGCAGCAGCAGATGAACCGGCTGCTGAGCATTGTAGGAACCATGCAGGGCGCCCAGCCGCCAAAGGTAGAAGGGGAGATTTTGCAGGGACAAGGACAGGCCGGAGACGGCTATAACAGGCAGGCAATAGCCACAAACAGTCTGGGAGAAGATTTGAGCGGTAACACGCAGGAAGATAAAGCTCGCAGACGGGCAAGCGAGGTGTCTAATCCGGATGATACAAATACGAGTACGTAATCAAAATGATAAAACAGAGATGGTTATACAAGGGCACGCAGGCTATCACCCCGGAAACGATATTGTATGTGCTGCCGTCTCAGCGCTTGTCAATACACTGGCGCAACGCGTATTACAGGATTTTGAAGCGGGCAAAATTGAAAGCAAATTTATAAAGCTGAAAAGCGGGGACAGCCGTGTTGCTTATATAGGGCGTGATCCAATTTTGCATCAGATTACAGCTACAATACTAGATGGGCTTAAAGGGATAGAGAACAGCTACCCACAACACCTTAAAATTTTTATCTCCTCTGAAAAGGCGGGGCATTGACAGTAAAAACCAGATACAATAGATACAGGGAAAGCCTTGACACGTCGGAACAGACGACAGACAGGAGGAATTGTAATGTATAAGTATTTTGATTTACAGCTGTTTGATGAAGCCGGTGCACAGGCGGCAGCTGGGGAATCAGCAAGCGGAAGCATGCAGGCCGCACCTGCAGACGGCAGTAATGCTCCTATCGCCGGGGAGGATGAAGCGCAAAATAATCCTGCAGACAGCAAGGAGGATCTGGACGCGGAATTTGAAAAGCTGATCAAAGGCAAGTATAAAAAGCAATTTGGAGCCAGGACCAAAAATATTATTGATAACCGCCTGAAAAATCTGAAAGTGTCAGAGCAAGCACAGCAGCAGCTAAAGCAATATGAACCTTTAATGGAAAAGCTGTTTTTGCGGTATGGCGTACAGAATCTGGAGGCACTTTCCAAGGCAATTGATAATGATAGAACATACCTGGACGATGTTGCCATGCAGCAAGGGGTATCAGTAGAACAGCTGTTAAAAATGCGCCGGCTGGAGCTTGATAACAGCCGTTACAGGCAGCAGCAGGAGGCAGAGCAACAGCGTCTGCAGCGGGCAAAGATCTTTGCGCAGTGGGAAGAGCAGGCAAAGCAGGCACAAGCCCTATACCCAGACTTTGATCTGCAAACGGAACTGGAAAACGAAACCTTCCGCGACCTGCTTAAAAGGGGAATTGACGTCCGCGCGGCGTATCAGGTTGCCCATTTTGACGACATACAGGCCGGGGCGGTACAGGCAGCGGTGCAGGATACAAAACAGCGCGTTACAGCAGATATACAGGCAAGAGGCAGCAGACCGCTTGAAAATGCAGCGGGCGCACAAGCGGCTGTAACACACAAATACGATTTTGCAAATATGACAAAGGCGCAACGGGATGAACTGGAGCGCCGGGCTTTAAATGGAGAAAAAATATTTTAAGTAGCCCGCAGAAAGGACAAAAATGGAACAGAAAAACAGTATAAGCATGCAAGGCTTTAATTTACAGCTCTTTGATACGGATGTACAGATCTCTACACAGGACAGCCTTTCGGCGGAAATCAAAGAGTTTTACAAAACGCGGCTCATTGATAACGCAGAGCCGAATTTGGTACATGATCAGTTTGGGGATGAATACGACATACCAAACGGTACAGGATCCACAATTGAATACAGAAAATTTTCTGCATTGGAAAAAGCAACAGAGCCTTTGGTGGAGGGCGTTACAAAAGCAGGTAATAAGCTTTCTGTGTCAAAAATTACAGGGGAAGTACATCAGTACGGTGACTACATAAAATCATCTGATATTATCCAGATGACAGCGGTTGACCCAATTGTTGTACAAAAAACAAAGCTGCTGGGCTCACAGGCGGGCAGAACGCTGGACACAATTACGCGGGAGGTTTTGAACAGCGGTTTTAACGTGTTATATGCCCCAAAGGCAGATGGCACGGAGGTTACAAGTCGCGCAAACCTTACGGATGATTGTCGACTGACGCCGGATGTAATCTTTCGATGCCAAGCCCAACTGGAAGCAATGAATGCAGAACTCATCCAGGGAAGCTATGTGGCTATTATACATCCGTATGCCGCATATGACCTGATGCGCTACAAGGAGGAATGGGTCAATGTTATGCAGTATGCAAAGCCGGAAAATTATTTCCGCGGGGAAATCGGCATGATCGGAAATGTACGATTTGTAAAATCGAGCGAAGCCAAAATATGGACCGGAGATGGCTGCCCAACCGGAAAAGCGGTGTTTTCCACACTTGTCTTGGGCGCACACGCGTATGCCAAGACCAAGCTTGCAAACGGTGGACTTAAGCATATTGTAAAACCGCTGGGATATAACGACGAACTTGACCGTATCAGCTCCGTGGGCTGGAAAGCGACAAAGGGTGCGGATATATTGTCTGATGAATTTATAATCCGCATAGAGAGCCTGTCGAAATACAGTGCCACGGCAAAGGCAAATTAACACATGGGGGGAATACAATATGGCGCAAAAAAAAGAGCCGGAAGAAACTAAAAATCCGGCAGAACAGGTAGAACCGACAGAAGAAGGCAAGCGGGTAAAAGTTAAAATTCCACTGGACAGGAAAGATAAGTCGCCTGTCTTTGTCTGCGTTAACGGTGAAGGCTGTACGATACAGCGCGGGAAATGGGTGGAAGTAAAACCATATATTGCGGAAGTCATTAAGACCGGGCTTGCGCAGAGGGAAAACGTGGAAGTTATGATAGAAACGCTTGCTGACGGCGAGTAAAGAGTTAAAAGGAAAGCGGGAGCGGGCAAAAGCTTGCTCCCGTAATGCTTTTAATGCTTTGGAGGAAAAGAAAAAAATGACAATAAGAGAATGTATAGACAAGTGCGACAGGCTGCGCCCCAATGCAATAGATGATATGGAAAAAGTAGAATGGCTGGAAGAGCTGGACAGAAATTTATACACAGAGTTCTTTTCGAAGTTTACCACAAAGCAGGACTTTACAGAGTATGGGGACGATACTGGCGCAACCCTGCTGGTAAATGATGCGTTTGCAAGCGTATATGTATATTATGTGCTTGCACAAATTGATTTTCATCTGGCGGAAATTGACCGGTATAACAACGACATGCTGATGTTTAATCAGACGCTCGATGCCTTTGAGCGCCATTATACACGGACGCACAGCGGGAAGGATACAGAGCTGAAAAATATAATGAGGTGACGTTATGTTTTTGCCACAGCAAAACGCAAAGAAAACAGAAAAGACCGTAATGACAGCGTTTAAAGGTTATTGCCACAAAGAATATGTGCCTGCGGGGATGTTTTACGATATGAAAAATATGACTGCCGATGCATATCCGTTGCTGTCAACGCGAAAACACAGGGGCGTAGGGAATGAAGCCAATATAGATGAAATTGCGGCAGTGGATCAATTGTACTATATACAGGACAATAAGCTTGTGTTTGCAGGGCAATCTTTGCAGCTGCCTCTTACAGGTGTAAAACGCCAGATGGTGGTGTCCGGCGCATATTTGTATGTTTTTCCGGATAAGGTCTATATTAATACGCAAGAGGAGGTAAAAAAGCTTTATGATATGGAACGGGTTTTTACCTGCAGCGCCGGATATAAAATGGCTGTTTTTAAAGTGCCCTATGATTGGAACTTTGCTAAAAACCAGCATAACGGCGTATTTACAAAGCCCCCAAAAGAGCTGTTACAGCAAACTGGCAGTAGGATTTATACACTTGGAGATATTGGAATATCCATACAAAGCAATCCGACAACGCTATACCAGTGTACGGAAGTAGAAGATTTTCAGGATGGGAAATCGGTAGATAATCCCATTACCAGATGGACGCCAATAGATATGACATGCGTTGCCATAGCAATCTATGATGCATCTGGCGCAAGTGCAGAAATAGATGGATTTAAGCCGGGTGACTACATCGAAATATCCGGAATGCCACAGGCATATGAAAGTTTAAACGGCATGCATAAAGTATTACAAGTAAAGCAGCGGTTTTCGGGCGTGAACTATCCAAGCAATACCGCCAGTTATATAGGCTGCAGCGTGTTGGTCGTTGAAGGGCAGATCCATAACGATATGTACCAGTTTGACAGAAGTTCAAAAAATTTTTCTATTGATGCCGTTGCATGCGAGGGCGTATCCTTTGCAAGAAAAGTGCCGGACCTGGAATATGTTACGGCGTACCAAAACAGGCTTTGGGGCTGCAATTCAGAAAGCAACGAAATTTATGCCTGCGTGTTGGGCGACCCAACGAACTGGCGGAATTATGAGACGGTTTCGTCTGCTGCTTATACGGTTTCTGTGGGGAAATACGGAAAATTTACAGGCGCTTGTACATACGACGGCACCATTATCTTTTTCAAGGAAGATGCCATATTTCGTATCTATGGAACCCGGCCGTCCAATTATCAGATGACAACGCTAACATGCCGGGGTGTAGAAGGAAACGCAAGCAAAAGCATTGTAAATATTAATGAGCATGTGTATTACAAGGGGCGCGATGGAATTTTTTTATTTAATGACGCGGCACCGGTACTGGTCAGTGACAATTTAGGCGATGAGGAATACAGTCATGCGGTGGCCGGCGGATATAAGGATAAATATTATATATCTATGCAGGATCGAAATGGCACGTATCAATTGTTTTGCTACGACACCGGCAAGGATATATGGACCAAGGAGGATCAGGTAGAGGTTGCCGGCTTTATAAATTTTGAAAGTGAGCTGTACCTTGTGGCGGACAGCATATATGCGGTTGGCGGGAAAAATGATTACACAGAGGCCAATGGGATTTTGGCGGAAGAAGAAAGTTTTGACTGGTATGTGGAAACAGGAGATCTATATACAGAAGAGCTTGATAATAAATATATAGCAAAATTACAATTTCGAATGTCTTTGTCAGGAAAATTAACGATCCTGTTGCAGCAGGATAACGAAAAATGGGAACCTGTGTACCGTGTGACAGAGCAAAAGAAAAAAAGTATTACTGTACCCATTATTCCGGCACGCTGCGGACATTTACGAATCCGGCTGGAAGGGGAGGGGGATTTTGTGCTATATGCGCTTGCAATGACAATGGAAAAAGGGAGTGAGCTATAATGGCAGAGTTTACGTTAAAAGCACCTATACAAAAAGTGGATTTAGAGGAAATGAATTTGTACCTTATAAAGCTGCATGATTACCTGCAATGGGCCATGCTGCATATGGATGATACAAATTTTACAGAGGCCTATAATCATAAGCAGGATGAGATTTGTCAGAGGCTTGAAAAAATAGAAAAGCAGTTACAGGCAATGCATGTGACAAACGAAGAAGAGTAAAGCGGGGGGATATTATGGCGGACGCAACGTGGAAAGACAAGACCTATAACGAGTATTATCAATATTTGAAAAACGGGTATAACCCAAGCGCACAGGTACAGCAGGCACAAAAGCAGTTAAACAGCCTGAAAAAGCCGCAAGGCTATACCAGCGCCTATAAAGACAGCATTGCCAGCGGGATCAACAAGTATATGGGCAGTACGTTTGACTATAACCATAACAACGATCCCGCGTATCAGCGCCAAAAGCAGGAATATACACAAAATGCCCAAAAAGCAATGAACGACACGGTTGGACAGGTGTCTGCCCTAACAGGCGGGTATGGCAACAGCTATGCGCAGGCGGCCGGACAGGAAACATACAATGCATATATGAAGCAGCTTACAGATGTTATAGATAACCTGGAAAGCAAGGCCTATGCAAGATACCAGGACGAAAACAGCCGGCTGCTGAACGGCATTAATCTTATGCAGGCGCAGGATAGCACAGATTACAGCCGGTACAGGGACACCGTAAACGACTATTATACAGACCGCGATTATTACGCAAACCGATATGACACAGAGCGGTCTTTTGACTATAACAAGTACGCTGATGTGTTGGACGCATATTACAATAACGCCATGTATCAGGATACAAATTACTGGAATACGGTTAATCAGGAAAACACAGACAGGCAGTTCAACTATAACGCGCAGCAGGACGCCATTGCAAACCAGCTGGCGCGGGAACAATTTGCGTATGAAAAGGAGCAGGACGCCATTGCAAACCAATTGGCACGGGAGCAGTTTGCGCATGGAAAGGAGCAGGACGCCATTGCAAACCAGCTGGCCCGGGAGCAGTTTGATTACGAAAAAGAATTAAATGCGGGGGAATCGTATCAGGTAGATATGTCCCCGTATTACGACACAATCAATAAAATGATAGAAGAAGAAATGCCCACAAAAGAAGACCTTGCAACCTATATTGACCAGTTGGATTTAACAGCAGAAAAGAAGTACCACCTGTTAACCCTATACGACTGTGCAGATGTGTGGAATGATATGTATGGTTCGGATGGTGAAAAGGGCTTATCTTACGCAAAAAATTTGAAATAGTGCAATGCAGGAGGAAAAAATGGACTATAAACAAAACAACAGGAATGCAATTGCAGCGCTGTATCAACGGGACAAGGAAAAGAAAAAGAAGCAGCAGGAGCGCACGTACATAACACAACGCTATCATAGCAATCGGTCTTATCTGCCTACCTTTGCAGATGCATTGGATTATTATATGAAACGCAAAAATACGGCTCAAACACAGAAAACCCTTTCTGCAACGAATGTAAATACGCAAAAATCAGAAGAGGGAAAACAATTAAATGTAAAAACTGTTTTGCAAAAGCAAAAAAGGGGGGAAAATACACTTGAAGACCAATATGCACTTGCCGGCAAAGATTTAACAAAAGAATACCAGACCTATTTGGAACAAAAAGCGTATGAGCAGGTGCCACAAAAAGAAAAGGAATACACAGATAAATTAAAGCAGCTGCAGGGCTTGTTAAGCCAGGAAAGCAACTATCAGGATGAAAGGGCGCAAACGAGAAAGCAGGATCTGCAAACAGAATATAATGCAGTAAAAACGGCGTATGATGCGTTTAAAAATACGGACGCGGCCAAAAGGTACCAATATGATCAACGAACAAAAACAGCAGAAAAAATATTACAGGCAGATAAAGAGACGTACGATACCAACACGGACGGAAAAGTATCGTTATACGACGCGCTTGTAATGCAAAAGGCTGGACAAGACAGCAAGTCCGTACAAAATTACCTTGCAACAGGACAAACGGTACGAGATCAAGTGCAGATGATTTACGATGTTGAGCACGGAGATTATGGCATTACAGATGAAAATGGTAACGCAGTAAACTATAATAGTGTTGCGGCGAAAAAAGAAAAAGATAAATATTACCCATTAATAAAACAAAAAAAGGAAGAGGCAGCAAAATTAAAACAACAGCTTGCAGATAATGGGTATGATGTAGATGCCCTGCTTGATGTCTACACACGACAGCAAAACGCCAAGCAAAGACAAGCGGCACAAGCGGCGCAAGAAGAGTTGGCGGAAGAATCCCCGGTTATGGCCACAATTGCATCTTGGGCCACAAATATACTCAGTGGTGTGGCAGCACCGGATGTGGCCATACGGGGGTACCTGCCAAAAGGAATGGAAGAAATGGTGACAGGGGAAATTAACCCTGTAGATCCCAACAGCCCACATTTTAATGCTGTCAATGCCACAAATACAATGCGCACTACAGTAGAAAATAATTTGGAAGAAGAATGGCAAAAATTTTTATACCGAACGGGAATATCAATAGCAGACTCTGCAACAGCTGCACCGCTAGCAGCGTTTGGGCTGTTTGCCCAGGGCAGTAATGCTGCAGCTGATGCTGCCCTTCATGTTTCCGAAAAAGGGGGCACGGCAAAGCAATCCCTGCTTACAGGGATGGCGGCAGGGGTGTCTGAAGCGATGTTTGAAAAAATTTCTTTGGGGCAGCTAAAAGCATTCAAAGCGAGCAATAAGACAGGGTTGGTAAATGCTGTAAAGAATGTAATGAAGGGGGCTTTTACAGAAGGCTCTGAAGAAGTTGCCACCGACGTTGCAAATCTAATTGCCGACAGCCTTATCAATACCGATAATGCGGACTTTAACCGTGCGGTGCAGTCTTACGAGCAGGCCGGGTATACCGAAGAGGAAGCGTGGAAACAGGCGTTTATGGACACGCTTGCCAATATAGGGCAGTCTTTTGCCGGCGGGGCATTGGCCGGCGGTGTGCTGTCTGGCGGAGCGGTTGCAATAAACGCAGCAAACACGGCACACACAGGTGGAAATATAAAAAAGGGAAAAAGCAATGTACAGCTGGATGATCTTGTTGCGGCCGGAGTAACTACGCCGGAGACCAGCCGGGCATATAAGCTTGCAAATGAAGTAAATCGTATGCAGCAACAGGGCAAGAGACCCAGAAATTATAAAGTTGGAGCGCTGTATAAAGAAAACCTGCTGAATCATGCAGATTACAGCGCAACAGAAGAAGGAATTTTGCAGAGGGAAAACGAAGAAGAGATGTTAAAGCAAGCGCTTAGCCGTGCAAAAAATACACAGGCTTACAAACTTGCCGTGCAGATGCAAAAGAAAAGGGAAAACAACCAGCCATTGTCCGGTCTGGAATTAAACAGGCTGCATAAGGCGGTACAGGCAGAGGCGCAAGAGGATATAGATTTTAAGGAGGATGCAGACAGGCAAGCACAGTACACCCAAACGCAACAGATGCAAACGAGCAGGGGAAAAGCGCATACAGAGATCACACAGGGGATGCCCGTTACAGGGGTGCAAAAGAAAAATGTGATCCAAACCCAAAACGCCGCGGGAGCCATTCGTACAACGGCAAAATATGATGGAAAAATACAGTACATACAGCGTGTTGCCAGCACACAAAACGGAGATGTAAAGGTGGAGCTCAGCGGAGGTAAAACGGTGAGCATCAACCGCATTCCCATTGCAAGCGAAGAAACCAGAAGCGTCTATCAGGCAGCGGGCCGTTTTGGTACAGCGGGCGCAAACGCCTTTGTTGACCGTTATAAGGGAGATTTGTCCGTGGCGGACTATGCAAGAGATTTTGAAATTTTTTACGCCGCCGGCAGGCAGGGAAGAAGCTATACAGCTATAGTGCAAATGGCGCCGGTTATACCGGAGGTAATGGGGCACGATGTTACGCAGGCTGCATACCTTGCCGGCATACAGGATGTACAAGCAACCCTGCATACGCAGCAAAGGCAGCTGCAGCGCGCCAGAGGGGACAAAGAACCGGCAAAGGGGAAGCTGTATGTAAGCGTTGCAAATGTGGAAAAGCTTTCCAGCACGGTAAAAGCACAAGTAGAAATCCTGCGTGCCATTGCAGACGAATACGGGGTTAATATTAAGCTTACGGACAATCCGGCGGAAAATAAAAAATACGCCGGGAAGATCAACGGCGTATATATTGGTGCAAACAATATTGTAATTCACACCGATGCAGACGCCGGCGCGCTTGCGGCAATTGCATTTCATGAGATAGGGCACTATATTCATGCCTATAACCCGGAAGGCTTTAAAGTGCTGTCTGATTTTGTAGTAGGCCGGCTGGAAAGCAAAAAAGGGTATGACATAGAGACAAGGATCGGCCAATTACAGGACGTTACCTTTGAGAAAACAGGCAGATGGATCAGCGAAGAAGAGGCATTGGAAGAAATTGTATGCAACAGCCTTTCGTCTGTTGCAGCAGATCCAGACGCTATAGATGCAGCTTTGCAGTTAACCGCAAAGCAAAAAAAGAGCTTAATAGAAGTTCTCAAGGATTTCGGAAAGCGCCTGCGGGCAATATTTTCAGACTTTGCAAAACGAAACGCAGAAGCTGCCCAGATGATTGACGACAGCAAAAGTATTATGAAAATGGCAAAATTGCTGCAGGAAAGCATATATGAAGCAGGGCAAAATGTAACCGCCAGGGCAGATGTCAAAGACAAAGGTTCTGTGCGGTATAGTATAAAAAATACCCGCAGCCTGTCTTGGCGCGAACAGCTTGACAGGTATTTCAGCGGGAATTTAAAAAGCAGCGACAGCCTGTATTTGGGAAAAACACCGGATTATCTGCAAGCAGTTCAGGTGGAGCCTGCACCCGTATATGTACCTACCAGCGTAATCACAAAGGGCATGCGGTTGAAAAAAGAAAACAGCAGGTCCGCACATGGGCTGCCTAAGCAGATTTTTGAAAACCTACAGGATTCGATGTATAATCCAGTTGCCGTTATTTATAACCCGGCTAAAACCGCGCTGGTGTTTATAACAGACAAGTTGGAAGCCGGCAACCCTGTTGTTATAAGCATGCAAACGAACCAGGACCTGTATGGTGAGCTTGCGCATAAGGTTACAAGCGTATATCCGCGCGAACATATGGGGGCTTTATTAGAAAATCTGGATAATACTGCGACAATTTTTGTTGCAAATAAAAATAAGTTTGACCATTTGCTGTCCAGCGCCGAAATATCGGAAGCATCCGAGCTGGAGGCAAATATCAAACTTACAGATGAATCCGGAAAATTGCTGCCCGGCGCCGGAAAATCCTATTCCGGGCTGCTGGCAAAATCCGAATCCGACAGTATTATATCGGATCAAAACCATTCTGTCAATAAGGAGGAGGATTCGATTGAAGCGCTGAAGTTTTCATTGCGCGAGACCGCCAGAACAGAATATACGGATGCAACGGAAGGCGACCGGCAAATTGCGCGCTTAAACCGGATATTGGCAAGCATGGTGCAGCATACCGGCTCAAAGCAGGCAAATGTAAAGGCTTTATATACGGTGGGAAGAAAATTACTCAAGGAATATGCAAGCAGCTACGATCTGCATACGTTTGTGGAAAATTATGAGAAGGTATTTCACTATATCGCAAACAATCCGCAGGCAAACTTTACGGACACTATGCAAATGTGTACTGATATAGCAAAGGCAGTGATTGAAAAAAGCAGCACGCTTGACACACGGCTGCAGGAGCAGTATGCAAATTTGCTTGGCAGATTAAAAAAGAACAGGATTACGCTTTCAGACAGCCAAAAACAGGAACTGTCTTACGCGTATGGCAGCTACCGCGCGGGAAGAAACCGGCTGTTTGGCAGAGTGAATGTAACAAATGAGGGAGAAGCGCTTACCAGCATGTGGGTAGAGCTTAGCGCCACTTATCCGGAGCTGTTTGACCTGCATACGCCGGAGGCCGAACAGCCGTTGCGGCTAATTGAGGTATTGGACGCACTGCAGCCGCAATATGTAAATACATATGGGAAAAATATAGATGCCGCCGCCCAGGATCTGGCATACAGGCTATATGAGGAATACTTTGGTATTCCAGAGGTGAAAACGCAGGCACAAAAGCAAAATAACCGTTTTTTGTTGTTAAAAGCACAGTATGCAGACGCGCTGCAGCAGACCAAGCAGGCATATAAAAAGCGGTATGAAAACAAATTGCGGGAGGAAAAGATAAAGCTCAAACAAAACAATACCGAGGTGCTTGCAAAGGCAAAAGCACAGGCGCAGGCATATTATAGGGAGCTGTACCAAAATTCCCGCGCAGCGGCTAGAGAAAGCATGGAGAGGAAAAAATACAGGGACAGCATAGAGCGCACCGCAATGGAACTGTACAGGTGGATTATAAAACCGGATAAAAAAAGGCATGTAATACAGGATTTACAAAAACCAATAGCAGAATTTCTTTTGAGCCTTGATTTTGTTACGCCCAAGTTAAAGGCAGACGGAGAAGCGTCTATGATTAGAAGCAGAGCAAGAATTATGCAGTGGACAGAAGCGTTTCAGCAGCTTAACCATTTTTTGCAGCAGTTTGATCATACAGAGGTTGGTGGGAATTCCGCAGCGTTTTTGTATAGCATAGATCCGGAATTTAAATATAGGCTCAGCGCCTTTATAGATTCCTACGGTGGGTCGAAAACCATTAACCAGATGGACGCGAAGCAACTAAAAGAGCTGGCTTACATCGTCCGAAGTGTAAAAAGCGCGGTCGTCCATGCAAACGATCTGCATACCAACGAGCTGTATAAGCATGTAGAGCAGGCAGGAAAGGATACAATCGATCAAACCGCAATTAAAAAAGAAAAGCTGTATAACGCAGCCTGGAAGCGTGCAGCAAAGAATTTTCTGGAGCTGGGACAAATGGACAGCTTTTCCTATTTTGAGCATTTGGGCGAAGCGGCGTATTCGATACATAAATCCTTACGAAAAGGGTTTGACACACATGTGCTGAATTTGAAAGAAGCAGAGGAATATTTTAAGCGGGTCAAGGGAAACCAAAAGATTGAACTGTGGACAGGAAAAAATGCGATGCATACCTTCCAGGTGGCCGGAGGAAGCCTGACACTGTCTACAACGCAGATTATGGGGCTGTACGAAGCGATTAAAAGACCGCAGGCTGCAGCGCATATTTTATATGGAGGGATCCGCCCGGCAGCGGCAAACGGGGAGGCAAGCGCGACGCCGGTGCGCGTTACCATACAGAATGTTCGGAAGATTACATCGGTATTAACGCCACAGCAGATTGCACTTGCAGACGCGTTACAAAGCTATATGGCAACAACGTGCGCAAGGCAGGGCAATGAAACTTCGAAAAAATTATATGGATATGAAAAATTTCATGAAAAAAATTATTATCCCGTTTCCGTCGACAAAAACTCTGTTGCTACAATCAAAAATAACCAGAACGTAGCGTTGTGGTCTGTAATTAACTTTGGTTTTACAAAGGACACCGTAAAAGATGCTGCCAATCCGTTTATATTAAGCGACATTTTCGACGTGTATTTTAAGCATGTCACAGAAATGTCTATGTATAACTCTTTTGCCGTGCCGATCATAGACGCAATGAAATGGTATAATTATATGGATGTGAAATCCGGAAAAAGCGTAAAACAAGGAATTGAACGTGTTTATGGCAAAGGAGGACATGCATATTTTGTAAAACTTATTGAGGATATAAGCGCGGCCAATCGACCGGAGTTTGAAAGTGCATTTGCAAGATCGGTTATGAAAAAATATAAAATTGCAGCGGTTGGGGCAAACTTAAGCGTAGTTATACAGCAGCCTACAGCTTATATACGGGCTATGGCAATGGTTGACCCAAAATATATGGCAAAAGCGCTGCTGCACAAGCCGGCTGTACAGCGGTCAAAACAATATGCGCCGATTGCGCTTTGGAAATCCTGGGGCTTTCATGATATAGCGGTTGGGAATTCCCTGAAATCTGTTGTTACAGGGATACAGACGAAAGGGGAAAAAATTACGGACGCATCCATGTGGCTTGCAGGGAAGGCGGACGATGTTACATGGGGCTATATATTCAATGCCTGCTGCGAGGAGCTTAAAGCTATGCGGCCGGATTTAAAGGTGCATTCAGACGCATTTTATAAAGCGGCGGCAGAGCGGTTCAGCGATGTTGTGGATAGGACACAGGTTGTGGATACCGTGTTGCACAAAAGCCACTATATGCGCAATAAAAACCCGTTTATGCAGGCCACGGCAGCGTTTTTATCCGAACCCAACAAAACGTATAACCTGCTGCGCAACGCGCTTGTAAAATGGACGGAGAACAAGAAGAATCCTGCAGCAATAAAAAACCTGGTGCGTGTATCGTTGGTCGTGCTGTTAGCAAATTATGCTACGGCTCTTGCAAAGTCTGTTGTGGATGCGTTCCGTGACGATGATAATGACAAGACATGGGCAGAAAAATACGCTGAAAAGGTACTGCAAAACTTTATTGCAAACAGCAACCCTGTTGGATGGCTGCCAGTTGTCAACAATCTGGCAAATTGGATGAATGCCAAGATTTACGGCTTGTTTACAGGGGATGACAGTTATTATCAGTACAACAGTGATATGGCGACAGAAGGCATATTCCGCGTGATCCGATCCATGGAGGACTGGACGGAATGGTTTGCAGGAGAATCTGAAAAAAGCCTGTATGCCGTTGTATCTGAAGCTGTTAAAGCGGCGTCAATGCTTACAGGGATTCCGGCAGGAAATTTGCTGCGCGAGCTGGAAACAATCTATACAGCAATTGTGCCGGATGGCATAGCCTGGACAGAAGAGGATGCAATCTATCAGGAAATGTGCAATGCAATAAAACAGGGCGACAAAAACAGGTACCGGGAGAAATACCAATATTTGGAGGAGAGATATAAAAGCTTGGCAGAGAAGAAAGGGGAGGAAGTTGCCGACACCGACCAAAAGATTGAAAATGGTCTTGCAAAGTACCTGGCAGAAAACAGCAAGGAAATTCAAATGGCCGCAGAAGCATTTGAAGCAGGAGATGGGGACACGTATAAAAAGCATATACGTGCCTTAAGAGAATTAGGGTTTCCAACAGATGTGCTGATGAAAGCTATGAACAAACGGCGCACTGCTCTCAAAAAGGACATAGCCATGCAGCCGGCGACAGAATCCTATACAACAACAGAATCAGATTGAGAATGCCCCCTGCAAAAGCAGGGGGCATTCTCGCCCCATATCGTTTAAAATTGTTATAGGGAGGGGGAACCATGCAAAGAAATATTTTTCTGCGGGTGGTAGACGATAAAATTTTTACCGCAGATGACAAAATTGGGTATCAGGAAGAGCATAATGCAGCCAGACTGATTTTTGATTTGCCGGAACCTTGGATCGACCCGGCATATGTTTATATTTTAAATTTGATGGTAGGAAAAAAGCGGTATTTTTCCGAGGCAAAAAAATTTCCTGTAACATTTGACATACCACAGGGGTTAATGGAAGAAGGCAATATCTACATACAGCTGCAGGCAAACCAAGAGGACAAGTTCATCAGAAAAACAGAAATAAAGCGGCTGCGTGTAAAGCCAAGTATTCATGGCGATACACAGGTGGAGAATCAGCTTTCCGGTTTGATTGATCAGGCCATAAACCGCTTTTACAACGCCCTTGAAAATTTTCAAAAAGGCCCGATTACAATGGAATATTTGGCGTCGGATGTAAAGGAAAAATTTATGCTGTATGAGGAAACAGAACCGGGGGAAACTGGGGAAAATTTGTACGATCCACAAAAGGTGATTTCCGGAAAATACTATGTACAGGGCGTTTTAACGGCCAATGCATATGTAGATACCATGCCGTTATTGGCCGTTACAGAGGGGGATCGCATTGCCGCCAGCAGCTTTCAAATGGAATCACAATACTCCACTGTCGGTGGGGGGATCAGGGTTGGCTTGTTCCAGGACAACACATGGGTAAAGGATTTGTCGGCAGCGGAGGTTTATGGAAAAGACTACATTGAAATTCCGGAAGGGGTTAACCAAATTGCCGTTCCATATTGGAAGGATGATGTAAGCCGTACCTTATATTGGTACACAGAGTCGCAAACAACCACCCCGCCCTCTCAAACACCTATGAAGGGAACGAGTGCAATTGAGATTGCACTTGAAGCGAAGCAGCAGGTAGACAATATAACGGCATCTTTACGCGGTAAGCGGGTATCTGTTTTAGGTGACAGCATCAGCACATTTGCGGGTTATATTCCAGCAGGGAATCGGGCAAGGTATCCGCAAAGTAATCTGCTGACGGATGTGGATTTAACCTGGTGGAAACGGTTACTTGACAAAAACGGCATGGTTTTGGGTATCAATGAATCGTGGGCCGGTTCGCTTGTTTCCTGGGATGGATCAGAGGGAACAGATATTGGCGCAGATAAGCATATTGCATCCAGTACACGTATACAACATTTGGGAGATAACGGCCAGCCTGACTATATCCTTGTTTTTGGTGGCACAAACGACGTTTCCAGAAAAGTGGAGCTTGGAACGTTTTCATATGATGACCCGACGAAGCTGACAGATGTGCAGATAAAAAATCTTCTGGTTGCAACCTTTGCCGACGCATATAGAGCCATGTTGATTCGTTTGCTGAAATGGTATCCAAAGGCGCATGTAATATGTATTTTACCTCTGTATACTTCGCAGACAGATGGTGCAAATCTTGATCGGTACAATGAGGTTATAAAAGAGGAATGTGACTTTTTTGGTGTGCCGGTTGTAGACACACGGACAGCAGGGATTACGATGTTTAATCGATCGCTGTATTTGCCGGATGGAATACACCCAAATGCTGCGGGCATGCAGCTCATATGTAACTGTGTGCAGCGGTGTTTATAAATAGAAAATCTAAAAACGAAGAAAGGGATGAAAAAAGTGGCAACACAAAGAGAAACCGTGATTGCCCTTGCAAAAAAAGAACTGGGCTATAAAGAAAGCTCCAACGGCTGGACCAAGTTTGGGCAGTGGTATGCAGAATATATGCATTGTGAAAACCAG